AAGCTGCTTGGCGACAGCCTCCGACACCCCCGCCAGCACCGGGATGACCTGCATGCTGGCATAGCCGATATTCGTCACGCGTCACCTCCTGTGATGTGGGAAATGCGGGCTCGTATGCGCGCTTTCGCCCGCTGATAGCGGGACCGCTGCTCGACGGCCCGAGCTGCTTGCTGGGCCGCGGCGGCCCGCGCGGTCATCTCGGCGCGCAGCGGATGATCGGTGAAGCCCTTCTCACCGCTGAGCAGGTTCAGCACCAGGGCCCACAGGTCAGCGATCAAGGAATCGGTCAGACCCCAGCCGGGCTTGTCGCCGTTCTCCGCGCGCACCAGCGCCGAATCATGCGGTAGGTAGTGGAGCAGTGTTTCGAGTTTCCGCGGCGAGATCCGGCCGCGGTAGAAATCGATCAGGTCCAGATGGTAGAAGCGTTGCAGGTCCGCCTCGATAGCGCCGGGATGCTCGCGGAGCCACCGGCCGAGGCGCGCTAGTTTCCCTGCGTATCCTTGACCTTCTCGAACAGTTCGATGAGGTCCCCTGCGGACGGCTTCGGATCCATCGTCACGAATGCGCGCAGCTTGTCCTCGCCAATCAAGTTGACGAGCGTTTTCTCGTCGCTCGCGCCGAGCATGATGTCCAGAGCAAGCTCCGCCGACAGTGATTCCTGCGTGGTCGGGATCTGGAACTTCATGCCGCACTGCTCGACGGTCACGAACCCGTCGGCGGCTTCGGCGGCCTGCGCTTCGGCCTTGGTGGGCTTGCGCGGCTTGCGGTCCTGCGGCTTGCGGGCACCGGCCGGGATCGCCTTCGCGGGTGCCTTGCGTGCTGGGCTGGTCATGGTGATGCGCTCCTCAAATATGTTGGGCTACTTGACTGCTGGGCTACGGGCTACTGAGGGGCGGCCGCGGGTGAGCGAGCCCTGCGCTCACCCGGGCCGCCGGCCTCAGGAGACGGTGACCGTGCCGCCGGTGCCCGACGCGGACACACCAGCAGCGGCCACCGTGAACACCGCAGTCAGCGGTCCACCGCTGGATCCGGTCACCGTGACGCCACTGCTGCCGATACTGGCCAGAGCCCGCAGCGCGGACTGCAATGCAGCCGCGGTAAGCGTGGTGATCGACGAAGTGGTCTCCGCGTTCACCGTCACCGTGTATGCGGTCACACCGCCGGCGATGGTGAACACCTTCGTCACCGCGACCGGCTCCACGACCTTGCGGAACACGTCCTTGTTCGCATCCGGCGAGTGATGCACCTTGACCTCCGCGGTCTGCAGTTCACCGTCGACGATGCCGCCGTGCGCGGTGACCTCGACGGTCGCCGGCCGCAGCGACACCCACACCTTCAGCCGGTCCTCATCGATGAACCGGTACAGCACGTAGATCTGCACGTTCTTCGGGATGCCGATGTGGTCGGCGTCGGACCCGGGGAGCACGACCTTGCGGGTCGTCGCGTTGTCCTCCAGGACGGTGAACCCGGTCTTGAGCTTGCCCTTCTTGAACTTCGACCGGAAGTTCGGGCGGCCGAACGCGTCGTACTCCTTGATCTCGCCGGACGGATCGACGGGGATACCCTTCGGGTCGATCAGCCCGGCCGGAGACCAACCCAGCGCGGCCAGGTCGTCATCCGGCGCGGCGGGGATCATGGCGGCGATGTTGGTCACATCGGCCTTGAGCGCGATCCACACCTCGGCGTCGTCCGGGATCAGGGTCAGGTCGGCGTCGGCCGCATCGTTCAGGGTGATGGTCATCGTTCCCTCCTTCAAGGGCGCTTTTCGTTGCCCCGGGGGGCGCAAAAACCCACCCGGGGATTCGGGTGGGCTGATCAGGTGCGCGCCGGCGAACTGCGGCGCGGTGGGCTACTTCTTCGGACGAAATTCGAGACCCGCGGCAGCGGCGGCCCGGGTCAGCACGCCGTCCTTGGCCTGCTGGTCGGCGGGCACCCGCACCGAAGCGGCAGCACGGTCGGTGGCGTACGTCTCGACCTCGGCGTCGGGTCCGGCCTGGGCAGCGATATGCTTCGCGAGTTCGTTGATCTGGTCGGCGACCATCTCGCGGAGCACTTCCGCGCCGCCCTTGCGGTCGAGCTTGAAACCGGGATCGGCCATCAGACCGTCACCATGCGGGCGACCATCGTCACCAGCACCGACGCCAAGAAGGCCCCGGTGTTCGCGTCCCGGCCGTCGAGGACCACACCCATGTCGGGGGAGACGTGCTCCACGCCGGCCGGCCGAGGCCGGTCCCCGGCGAGCCGCGCCGCAGCCAGCGTGACGACCTCCCGCGCCGCGTCGCGAGCCTCGGCCCACGCCGTCAGCCGGATCGTGTGCCGGGACTTCACCGGCCACCGCGCCGGCCCGCCATCGTCGGCGACGACCAGCAGCGGCCCGTCGTAGACGGTCCAGTCCTCCGGCACGCTCTTGCGCACCTCGGCAGTAACCCGGACGGCCAGCCAGTCGACGGTGGCCGGGATGATGTCAGCCTGTGCCCGGTTCATCAGCCCGCACCCCGCCGGCACGTCAACTGGTATCCGGACAGCTCCGGATCCTCATCGTTGACGTATGCCTCCACGTCGCCGGCGATGCGGTACCAGCGGCCCCGGATCTGCAGCTCACAGGAATGGTCAATGCCGGCAGTGATCGGCATCGTCACGGTGACCATGCCGGTGCCGGCGGTGCGGTCCGCGCCGATGGCTTCCGCGCCACCGGCCGGGTTGACCAGGCATCCGTCGACCGGAACCGGCAGCGACGGCCAGCCGCCGGCACCGTTGTCACCGCGTCGGCGTACCTGCACGGTCTCGGTGCCGAGCATCAGTAGTCACCCACCGGGAAGTTCCACCGCGGCGCCGGGTTGATCGGCAGGCCGAGGAGTTGGCGCTGCCAGTCGGTCAGCGCCAACGAGCCGCCCGGGGAGGCGAGGGTGCCGGATTTGGTGCGCGGCCCTTCGGTGCGCCCGTACTGGGTGTGGCCGGGCCACATACCTGTGGACAGTGCGGTCTTGACGATCTCGATGCTGACGGTCCGGGCGACGCCGAGGCGATCGTCCGGGACATCGTCGAGGCCGGCGCGTTCCCGGAACTCGGTGCGAATGAGCGAGGCGACCGTATCGAAATGCGATGCGGCCGCCTCGCTCTCGGCAGCGGTGAGCGTGCGCCACTGTGCGGCCAGTTGGGCCGGGGTCGCGAACGCTTCCGCCACCGGGGTTACTCGCTCGCGTACTCGGCGATGAGCTCGGCCTTCGTCATCGACTCGGCCAGCTCACGGTCGACACCGCGGGACACGGCGTAGTCGACCCACGCCGCGTGCGACCCCGCCTTCGGCGGCCGCGGCGTCGCGCCGTGCGGCTCCGGGGCCACCGGATGCCCACCGGCCTCGTGCTCGGCCGGGTGCGCGGTGTCACCGAGCGGGGCCAGCGCGCCGGCCTCCAGGAGCCGCTGCTCCTCCGAACCGGTCACCTCGATGGTGTCGCCCTGCCGGTACCGCCGCCAGTTCAGCGGCTCACCACGTTCGTCCCGGTCGGTCACCTCCACAAACAGGAGGGCAGCGAGCCGGTACTCGGTCACGGCGTCACCAGCCCGGTCAGCCAGATCGCGGCCTTCGGCTGGTCCAGGCCCATGACCCGCTTATGCGTGGCGTCCGAACGCCACGTCTCACGCGGGCCACCGTTGGGGCCGTTACCCTCCGGGTACAGGGCGGTGAACTGCAGCGGCCGGGTGTCGGAGTAGAACCCGACGGTGCCGCGTTCCAGGATCAGCGCCTTGTTGACCGGGAAGGTCCGGGACTGGATCACAGACAGGCCGAGCAGGCTGCCCGGGATGGCGCCGGTGTACGCGATGGACTCGTTGGCGACGTTGCCGTTGTAGACCTTGAGGATCTGCTCGTTATCCATCAGGGTCGCCAGCAGCGCGGGGTGCACGACGAGGGTGTCCGGCTGGAAGCCGTAGTACTCGTCAGCAGTCGCCTCGGCTGGCGCGGCGGTGGTGACCTGTTCGATCGCCCGCACGATGTCGGTGCGCGGCTTGCCGCCGACGGCGTCCCAAGCGGTCGACACCGGCAAAGTCGGCACGGCGGCCGACTGCAGCAGGGTCTTCGCCATCCGGTCGTTGGCCCGGATGAAGGTGTTCCGCAGGCCGGTCATCTGCTTGTTGACCGCGTCGATGTCGTTCTCGTCGATCATCTCCTTGGACACCCGGATGCCGAGTGCCTTCTTCACGGCGTACGCCGTGCGGGGGATGCCGAGCTGCCCGGAGCTGACCGGGATCTCGCCGAACTCGGCGACATCCTGCACATCCTGGTCCAGGAACGTCGGATCGCCCTCGCGGTAGGCGATCACGCCGGACGGGTTCGCCCCGGCGTTGCGCAGCAGAGCCTCGCTGATGAACTGATTCTCCATCAGCTCCTTCAGCTTGGTCGGGACGAACAGTGGCTGCTTGACGAGGTCGGAGACGGTGAACCGGTTGCCGTCCGAGACGCTCACGATGCTGGTGCCCATGAGTGGTTTCCTTTCGTGGTCGTGCGGATCAGGCGATCCGGATCAGGCCGGTCGCATTGGCCGCGACTCCGGCGGGTTCGGTGCAGACGCCGACGATGGTGCGGGCGTCCGGGGTCGCGCCGGCAGGGCCGACGGTGCCCGCCGCGGTGGCGACGAGCTTGTCCCCGAAATTCGCGGCAGCGGAGTACTTCACCCGCACCTCGGTGCCGCCGTAGGCGACGGCGACGGTGGTGGGGATCGGCACCGCGGCCACGACCGTGCGGCCGAGCGCATCGGTGGTGTTGGCCGGCGGGAACTGCTCGGGTGCGAGCGCGTCGGTCAGCGCCACACCGAGCACCTTCGTCGAGGCGGCCGCGGCGACGCCGATCCGGCCACCGGCGCGGGCCTCGACGAGCAGGCCGCCGAGGATCGTCTCGCCGGAGGCGGGGGTGAAAGTCTTCGGGCCACCCTGGGTGACCTGCGAGATACCTGCCATGTCAGATGCTCCAGTTCTTGTAGGCCGCGTTGGTGCGGACGTCTTCGGGGTTGTCGGCGACATCGACCGAGTGGCCGAGCTCTCCGACGGGGAACGCCGCCGACGCGGCGAGGGTGTCGAGGATCGACTTGGTGCCGTCGGGGTCCTTACGGGCCGCCGTCTTGTACGCGGCGACGCTGGTCCGCGCGATCTTCCCGGCCTTGAACGCCGCGTCGACCATCTCGTCGGCGGCCCGCTCACGGTCGGCCTTCTCACGCTCACGCGCCGAGGCGATGAACGTCTGCAGGTCGTCCCAGGCGGCAGCGTCGATGGTCACCGTCGCGGTGCCCACGGAAGCGGCGACCTTCTTGGGGTCGTCGGTCTGGTCGTCAGCCGCCGCGGAATCACCGCCGGCCGAGGCGTCTTCGGTTGCCTCATCGGCACCGCCGTCGGCAGCGTCTTCCCCGGCGTCGGCCTGGGCCTTCTTCACCAGCGCTTCCAGCGCTGCGGCGAAGGTGGCGTCGTCGGCCTGGTCGGTGAGACCGAGAACGTCGCGCAGCGCGGCCTTCTGGTCATCGGTGAGCCCGCCGGAGTTGTTCGCGGGCGTGGTATCCGCAGCCATGGCGGACACCTCCTTTCCTGGTCGCCCCGCGTGGATTTCACGCTGGGACTCGGCCCGCGAAGCGAACCGGAGCTTGGAAGCCGCGACCTGCGCGCCGCCCTCAGCAGCGGGGTCAGCGGCAGGGGTCACGTCGTCGTAGCGAACGACGACCGGCACCGTCTCGCCGAACGTGATCGCGTCGGCGCCGTCCTTCGCCGGGTCGATGACCACCGCGACGCGGGCGCGGGTGCCGTCGGAGTCGTCGACGACGATCAGCTGCAGCGGGGCCAGCTGGATCTCCTCGATCCACAGATCCCATCCAGCGGTGTCGTAGTAGGCGCGGCGAATGTCTTCCACCGTGGCGGTGGCGGCGATGGTCTTCGGCATGGTGTCTCCCTTCGCGGCCGCGACGGCGGGCGCGTAATCGGTGGTGGTCCACAGCTCGGCGATGTCGTCGAGGTTCGACAGCGACCCGATCGCCGGTTCGGTAACCCCAAGCAGCGCAAGGCCGGTGATCACGAACGGATGCGTGTGCCCCACGCTGCAGCGGTAGTTCCATTGGCCCTCGATGGACCGCGACGGATAGGCGCTCGCGAGGATCGGGCCGAGCCAGCCCGGCATCCCCGTCAGATCCCCGACCAGCGAACAGTCGTTGACCACCGCCAAGTTGGTGACCCGGCCGATCGCCGGCTGCCCGTCGAACCGCGGGTCGGTGTGCCCGAGCTTGATGACCGGTTCCCGAACCGCCGGGCAGCCCATCGCCGCAACAGCGGCCGCGAGGTCATCACGGGTGATCGTCGAGACCCCCGTCGACGCCGACCACTGCCCCGTACGGGCCAGCTCCACACCCGCGACTCGAGAAAGCGTTGGCGCCGTCACCACAGGTGCCCCTGCCCGGCGGCCACCGGCACGCGGCGCCGCGATGCGGCGATCTCACCGGTCGGCCCGACGCTGGTGTGCTCGCTCAGCGGCACCGCGATCGCCGTCGACGGCAACCCGAGACGCTGACGCACCGACTGCTCGATCGCCTGGTCCGGCGTCAGCAGCCCGGCCTGCACCAGCAGCTGCAGCGCGGCGGCGGTGGCGTCCTGATGCGACCCGATCGGATCGAAAATCAGGCGCGGTGACGGCTCATCGGGGCCCCAGTTCACGTCGACCAGGTCCTCGATGACGTGCGCGGTGAAGATGTCGCGGATCTGCTCGGCGTGGGTCTGCACCGCCTGCACGAACATGTCCGCCTGGACGCTGGCCAGCGCGTAGGAGCCGCCCTTGGACAGGTTCAGGAAGTGCGCCAGACCGGCCAGGCCGATCATCTCGTCGTGATACTCGATCGCCCGCGAGATATCGGGCATGTTGCCCTGGACGCCAAGCAGTTTCATGTCGGCACCGTTGGGCAGGGCACCGCCAGCGTTCTCGCCGGCACGTGCGCCCTGGGCCATCTGCGCCAGCTTCTCGATGTCGGCGTCCGTCGACCCGGGTGCGCCGATGCCGATCGGCAGGCCCATGCCGTTGCGGCGGATCGTCGTCGCCTGAATGCGCAGCAGCTCGTCCTTGAGCAGCCAGTGCTTGTAGCTGGGGCGCAGCAGGGACCGGCCGATCCAGAAGCCGGGCTCCATATCGCGGGTGTAAACCACCAGCCGGTCGATCGGGATCTCCGACGGTGTCCCCGTCGACGCCCCCGCGTACAGCACCGGGCCGCCGGAGGTCGGCGCCCACTGCTGAATCGACAGCAGGGCACCGGATTCGGCGACGTTCCACTGCGAAATGGTGCGTTGTGGCCGCGGCGCCAGGCGCTGCAGCCACACCATGCCGTCCTCACCGGTGCGATACACCTGCTCGAACACGCTGTGCCCGAACTGATTCACCGTCAGCGCCCACATCAGGTGCTGAGAGAACGAAAACCGGCCGCGCGTGCGCGTCGACAACGGCTCATCACCAGCACCGTCGACCGGAAGGCCGAGATTCTGCGCAACGAACGCCGTCACCTCATCGGAGGCACCCGACTGGGCGATCCGCCACGGCGTCCGGCGGATCGGCAGCCCGATTGCCGCCAGCAGCGACGAAACCCGGGTGTCCTCACGCTCCATCCGCGTGAAAATCCGCACCGAATGCGGCCATTGCAGGTCCGGGACCTGCTCGAACAGCTCCCACTGGCTGAACCCGTTGGTCTGCGGCGGCATCACCATGCCCCGCTCCCGGAACGACGCGGTCGCCGGCTTCGGGGGTTTCGGCTTCGGCATTAGGCCACCCCCTTCCCGGGTCAGAACGCGACGGTCAACAGGTCAAGATCACGGCGAGCAGACGGACCAGTAGGCCCAGGGGCCGCGGCGAACGCGGGGGACGCGGGGGTCTCCACCCGGGACGCGAAGCGGATCACGCCCTGATGCGCCAACGTCACCGCGATCAGCGGGATCGCCTCCTGTTGGCGCGGATTGAACACAAAATCGCCCTGCGGCAGGTCGCGCAGCTGCACAACATCGACGGCCAGGTCCAGCTCCGGCTGCCCCGAGTGCGACCACATGCCCGAGTCGATGTCATCGAGGACCGCGCCGCACGCCCCGGCCATCGCCGGGGTGTTCAGCAGCTCCGGGTCGATCCCGATCGCCTGCAGCTTCGACGTGATCACCATCGCCTGGCTCCGCGCGTCCATCACAACCGCCGCCGGGTCCCACTCCGCGACCACCGCCGACAGGAACCGCAGCACCTCATCGTGGGTAGCCGCCGCCCACATGCCGACCTCGGCGTGAATCCGATCCGCCTCGGTGCGCCACGCCGCCCCGACAGCCCAGGTCTTGTGGTCCGGGGCCAACGACACACCGATCACCGGCGATCCGACGAACACCGGATCCCGATCCACGCGGCTACCCCATACCGACATGTCGACGATGTGCGGCCGCTCGGTGTCGTCGGCCGGCCAGTCACCCCGGCCCAGCGCCTCGACATCGAACGACTTGCGGCCCGCCTCGGTGGACATCTCGACCATGAGGTCGCGGATCTTCTCGTCGGTCTGGATCACCCCGTAGCTGGGGTTGGCGTACTCCCAGGTAGCAACGTCGTCGCGATCCATCACCCCAGCCAGGGCGCACATCTTGCAGCACTCGATGTCGCACGGTGCCATCCACTCGGCGAAGTACAGGCGCGGCTCACCGTTCATGCCGCGGCGGCGCACCGCCGACAACACCGCTCCGTTGGGGTGCTGCTCCTGATTCACCGCGCTGGACGCGTAGATCCGCTGCGGATTCGGTGCGGCCATCGTGAAGAACGACAGCGCGGCGATCTCACCCTCGGTCAGGTTGTACGCCTCGTCATAAACGATCAGGTCAACCGATGTCGGACCACGAAAATCATTCGACCGCGTGCCGAACAAGATCACCGCGCCCGTGTCGAGCTCGATGATGCCCTCACCCTGCGAGCAGGTCTTCCGCACCACGTGCCGGCGCAACCACGGCTTACGCTTGATCAGCTCCATCATCCGCTGCCACGCCTCGCGCGCCGTCTTCCACCGCTGCGCCGTGTAAATGATCTTCTCGCCGAGCTTGAACAGGCCGTACATGCACCGGTCAATCAGGATCTCCGACTTCCCGTTCTGCCTCGTGCAGATCAGGCAGCAAATCGGGTGAGTCCACCGGCCGGCCGGGGTCGTCGAGCAGATCCGCAACTGCGCCTCACGCTGCCACGGCATCACCGTGACACCGATCCGCTCCTTCAGCAGGACCGCCTTCTCCCCGTGCGTCGTGTCACCGTCGGTGAACGAGCCGTGGTGCGGTTCCTGCCGGCCCGTCAGCGAAGGGAACGCCTCACAGATCAGCGAGGCCATCTTCCTCATCTGGATCATCCGCGCCGCGGCGCTTCGCGATATCCCCCAGCAGCAGCCGCAGCGCGTTCGCCTGCTGGCGGGCCTCCGCCAGCGCCCCGTCGACCTTCACGATCACGGTGCCGTCCCCGCGGTCGATCACCGACAGCAGACCATCCGCGGTGACCGCCTCCGCCAGGGCGTCGAGCCGGTCAGTGATCCGGCACGCCTCACGCACCAGCACCGTCAGCTCGACGGAATCGTCGTCACCGTGCAGGGCCGCCCACAGGCGCGCACCGCCGGCACCGAATTCGTCGTCGGTCGACATGCAATCCTCCGATCCCGGCGCGTATCCGCCCGGATCGGGCCTGGTGGGGCCGGTTTTCGTTCGAAAACTTTCGACCCGCACACAAAAAAAGATTGACTAACCGCGGCCAGTCAGGAGGCCCCCGCCTCGGATATTTTCGGGCGGGGGTAGCCGTCGATCGGTTTCCAGGTTTCGTTCTTCACCATGGCCAAGGCATCACTCTCGGGTCGGTTTCATGTTCGCCGACTGGCTGGCGGCCGGTGATGGCTGGTCGCTGGTGATCTCGTGATCCGTTGCCGCGTTGCTTGTTGCAGGTGTCGTGGAGGAGC